ATTTTAAAGAACGAACAGAATTGACAATTGTTTCCGATTCTCAATATGTTGTAAATAGCATTATAACAGGTATTTGTAATAAATGAATTGAAGAAAATGATTTATCTAAAAAGAATTTGGATTTATGGTTTCAATTAGTTGAATTATTGCCAAAACATGATGTTACAATGCAATGAGTAAAGGGTCATAACAATAATAAATGAAACGAAGAAGCTGATAAATGATGTACATTTGCAGCACAATGCTATAATTTACCAAGAGATATATGAACTATAGATTCTATGCAAAAAAACTTGGAGATAACTGGTATTTAGATATAAAACATTCCGATCCAATGAATATAGCATTTAATGAAAAGGTGAATAAGGTATTTGATCTTATAGATAAATCTCAAACAGGGTGTTTAGAAATTTATTTATTTGAATCTTATTCATTTGTTCCAGATAATGCGATATATGTTAATGATGAAGACATTTTAAGATATTTTACAACAGAAGATAATTTTAATATAAGATTTATTGTTTATGATAAAGAATTTACAATATCTTCTGATATGTATCATCTATTAGAATGTCAGTATAATACAAACTTCCATAAAACACTTTATACAATTGAGATACGAAATTAATCAATTTAGGTGAGATACTGAAGACGGATTTCGATTTTATCATTTAGCTAATTCAAAAGAATTTGAAGTTAAAAGGGAAATACCAGAAACATCTTATAGTAAAAATGGTTCATATTTTATAATAAGAAAAGTTGACGATGAAGTTCAAACAAAACAACGAACCAGAAAAAGTAGAAAATCCAATTAATGATGGCTTTATTGATTTAATTCAATTCGAGATAACTAAATTGAGTTTGATTTCTTCTGCAAAATTCTATTTTTTCCAAAATGGATTAATGAATTATAAGAAGTTTTTTAAGCATCTGTATAAAGAATGTGAGGAAATTAAACATTGCTTAGTATCATTTGCCACAGAGATTGGAATAGAACTTCCTGATTTTAAACTTCCAAAAAGTGTTGAATTTTCAAATAGTAAAGAACCTTTTGAAAAGCTTGCTGAAATGGAAGATGAATTTGAAGATAAATTGAACTCACTTATTGATTTAGCGTTTGAAGATAAAAATTGGAAAGTGTTTCACTATCTTCTTAAAAAGTTAGATACTATTGATCATTTATGTTGTAGAGCTTTAGCGGCAGTCGAAAATAATGCAAATGTTTTGGACTTATGCGAACAACATACCTCGGAGAAGTAGTAGCCATTCAACCAGGCCAATATACAGTATATGTATTTAAAAATCTTGATGAAAAGGATAATAGTCTTTTACGTTACGTAACTACAACAAAACTTCCAAATTGGAATTGTAAAGATTTACAAATTGGAGATGTTGGTTATTTTGAATGTGATTATGTAAATGCTGGAGACGAATATTATCAGGTTTCGACAGGAAAACAAGAAACATATAACTATACTGTATGTTATCTTATTAATTTTATAGAAAAACAAGAACAAATAAAAACAAAAGAATTTAATTTTTAGATTATGAGTGATTTTGCAGATAAGCTTGTACAAGCATTTGGTGAGAAGGAAAATGATATTAATCGTTGGGTATGAAAAACGTCTAATGGTAATGAGACACGTATGTTGGATTTAAATCCAGAACAATTACAGCATGCATATTCTCATACTTTAGCAATGCTTTATAATAAGGATCCTTATCACCCTGGTGTACAAAGAAAACGTGAACAAGTAAGACGAATGTGGGATTGTGCAAATACAGAACTCTTACTTAGACACATATTGTATGATCATAATATAGAGGGTCTTAGAACAAACAAAGATCTGCTTGATTATATAAGTGCTCATAAACAAATGAGTGGATTGAAGAATTCTGATTGTGTGACTGCAATTTTCAATGGCTTAGATGAATGTTATACAAGAATTACAATAGACGATCTTCTTTCCGCTTGTTTAGATTCTCTTCCTGCATTTAATAAAAAACTTATTTCTGATAAATTTATTCTTTCACTTGGAATCTGGCTTACAGAACAAGAAAAGAAAGATTTAACAGACTATACATCTACCGGTCAATATCGAAATAGAAAAGACGTTATTAAAGAACGACTTCTTTTAAATCCTAATGTTGATATTAGATTTAATTCTAAAGGTTTAACATATTCGGAGTTTAGATCACTCCTTCGTGTAGAAGGACGTCCTAAATTTTCAACAATGACAACAGATGTTCTTAAATTATTACGTAATAAAGTTCTTCTTTTATTAGATCAGGATTTAGAGTATCATATTCAAAAATGGTCTATGCTCAAGGAAAAACTTGAGATTGTTGCAGACCAAAAAGGAATAAAGTTAAATGCTGATTAAAGGCAAAACTGCTTTTGTATATGATATAGAAGTTTTTCCAAATTTCTTTAGTGTAACTGTTAAAAATACAGAATCTGGAGTACATAAATTTTTTCAAATATCTGAAAAAAGAAATGATATGCCAGAAATTGTTAAATTGTTTCTTAATAAAAATATAATATTTGTTTCTTATAATGGTATTCATTATGATCGTCCTATAATTTCTTATATTATTATAAATTACAAATCTTTAATTGTAAAGCCAGTTTGATGAATTAATAATGAAATTAAAAGATTTAGTGATTTAATAATTAATTCTGCAACATCTGCATCTTGAAGTAAATATAAATATGCAAATTTATATGAAGATTTAGACTTACTGGCAATGCGTTGATCTCAAAAATTAAGAGTATCATTAAAAGCATTACAAGTAACAATGGAATATAAGAATGTTGAAGAGTACGATGGTGACTTTGATTCAAACTTACCACTTTCTGATTTTTCAAAGGTAGAACAATATAATTTAAATGATGTAGAAAGTACTGAAGAATTATTAAATCGATCTGTGAAAGATATTGATCTTCGATTAGCTATTGAGGACAAATATCATATATCTGCAATGGATAAAGATGGTGTAAATCTTGGAATGGAAATTATTAAAAAGTATTATCTTGATGCTACTGGAAAATCTTGAAACCAAATAAAAGATTTAAGATCGCCTGTTGATAATATTTGTTTAAATGACGTAATTTTTGATTATATTGAATTTAAAACTCCAGTTCTTCAAGATTTATTAAATCGTTTAAGACAAGAAATAGTTACTACAGCAAATGTATCAGATAAAGATGATAAATTTGAAATAAAATTTGAAATCGGTGGTATTAAACATACTTATGGTTTAGGCGGATTGCATTCTGAAAATGAACCTGAAATCTTTATAGCAGATTCTAAGTCTAAACTTATAGATTCAGATGTGACTAGTCTTTATCCAAGCATTATATTAATGAACCACCTTTATCCAGCACATCTTGGTGAAACATTTCTTCAAGTATATCAAACAATTTATAATCAAAGAGTTGCAGCAAAGAAAGAAGGAAGAAAAATTGAAAATGAAACTTTAAAACTTGCTTTAAATGGACTTACTGGTAATCTTCAATCTCCATATTCATGAGTTTATGATCCTATGATGGTTTTTAAAATTCGAATTAATGGTCAATTAATGTTACTAATGTTAATTGAAGCAGTAGTAAGTGCAGGATTCCAATTAATTCAAAGTAATACAGATGGAATATTTGTAAAAGTTGATAGTGATAGATTTGACGATTATTTATCTATTTGTTCTGAATGAGAAAAGAAAACAAAGCTTAAATTGGAGCATGATGAATTTGAAAGGTTTTATCAGTATGCAATTAATGATTATTTAGGTGTTAAAAAAGGTTGAAGTGAATCACATGACCCAAAATTAATTAAAACAAAAGGTCTTTTTATTCAAGAACCTATTTTAGGAAAAGGATTAGCACCAATGATTATTCCTGAAGCAATAAATAAATATTTTGTAGAGGGAATTAAGCCAGAAGAAACAATTAAAAATTGTACAGATATAAAGAAGTTTTGTACATTCCAAAAAGTAGCAAGAGATTTTCATGTTGAATTTAATGATAAACCGGTAAGACATATTAATAGATATTTTATGTCTACAAACGGAGGTCGTTTAATAAAATTCAAACTAGAAAATGGTGTAAAAATTCGTCCTACTAATTTATGTGCAGATTCAGCTGTAACGATTTATAATAAATTTGATGATACATCTATTAAAGATAGACACATCAATTATAGATATTATATACATGAAGCATACAAAATTATTGACAAATTAAATTGTCAACAATTAACATTATGAAATTAGATTTAAATTTATTAAAGAGATTATTAGTTATAGATCATCCATCTAAAAAAGAGTGGCCAATGTTATCAGCAATTATTAATGAATGTTATAAGATTGGCAATCTTGAATTTGAAATGGATGATTATGCTAATATTTTTATAACTAAAAATACATCAAACCCCGATTATTATGTGGGAGTAATAGCCCATACCGATTGTGTATTGCCACATGCAAATAAAGCTGTAAAAATTAAGCAAGGTAAAATATTTGGTAAAAATCCAGTTACTGGAAAGCAAATTGGCCTTGGCGCAGATGATACGGTTGGTATTTGTATAGCAATTCAACTTCTAAAAGAACTTCCTGATTTGAAAGTTTGTTTTACAACAGAAGAAGAAATTGGATTTATTGGTGCAGAATGTGCTGCAGAAAATATTGATTTCTTTCACGATGTTTCTTATTTAATTCAAGCAGATAGACGAGGTTCTTCTGATTTAATTACTTATACAAATGGCATTTATTCTGCATCTGAAGACTGGCTTAATGAAGTAACACCGTTAATGTGCAAATATGGGTATAAAGAAGAATATGGATTAGGAACAGATGTGGGAGTTCTTGCTGAAAAGTTAGAATTATCTGGTGTAAATATTTCTTGCGGCTATATGTCAGAGCATACTGATCATGAATATATTACAATAGATCATGTTCAGAATTGTTTAAATTTTATGGAGGATATTATTAAAAATATTCCTCTTGATAAACAATACGAAATAAAAATTGATTATCGGGCATATAATCGGTATTATGGAGGATATGATCCGAAAACATCTGCATTTAATGATTATCCTATAGAGGATGATTATGAAATCCCATGTAATAAATGTAAGGATTTTGATTGTATGAATTGTCCTCACGATGGATGGTGGAATGAACCGTACTACAAGGCAGAAAGTATGTCTTAAACGATGATTAGAATCCGGTGGACGCGCTTCTATAGTAGCGTGTACCGGATTCGGCTAACTAGAAAAACTAGAGTAGCTTTAAATCTAATTGATGCATTTGTTACTAAAAATCCAAGTGCACAAACGTTGGTTGTTGTTCCTACACAAGTTTTAAAAGATCAATGAATTGAACAAATTGATGAAAGAGGTCTTGGGCTTAATGCAAGAGTAGAAATTATTAATTCTGTTATTAAATTAAATTGGAGTTGCGATCTCTTGGTTGTGGATGAGGCTCATCGCATGGCAAGTGAATCCTTCTTACACGTATTTCAGCAAGTAGAGTATAAATTTATACTTTGTTTAACTGGAACACTTGAAAGATTAGATATGCGGCATATTCTTATTGAAAAATATGCTCCAGTTTGTGACAGAATTACTCTTGAAGAAGCTGAACAAAACGGTTGAGTTGCGCCACATAAGGAATATGTAGTAATGCTCAATGTAGATCTTTCTGAATATAATGAAGCGAATGCAAGATTTAATAAAGCTTTTTCTTTCTTTAATTTCTCTTTTGAAGATGCAATGGCTGCTGCAACAAATGTAGTAGTTCGTAATAGAATTGCAAAACAAATGAAAGTTGAATCCAAAGTTGTTACAGCTATGGCGATGGAATTTGTTAGAAATTTAAAGAAAAGGAAAGACTTTATAATGAATCATCCGAAAAAACTTGAAATTGCAAGAAAGATAATAGAAGCCAGAAAAGATAAGAAAATCCTTACTTTTTCTGGAACGATAAAGCAATCTGAATCTATTGGATTGGGTTATGTTTTGCATTCTAAGAAATCTAAAAAGCAAAACCAAGAAACCATTGAGAAATTTAATGCAGATAAAGCTGCAATTCTTAATACTTCAAAAGCTGCAGATGAGGGTAACACAAACCATAAAATTTTTATATTTTTATTTGCAAGTATAAAATATTTTTCTTATCTTTGTATAGTCAAAATAAGTTTAACTATAAAAATTTAAGAAAAATGAAAGAATCAAATCGAAATTATTATCTTTACACGTTGAATGATCCCAATACAAACGAAATCAGATATGTGGGTATTACGTGTAATATGAAAAAACGTCTTAAGTATCATATTGCTGATAAAGCTAATACTAAAAAAACTAGATGGATAAAAAGCTTAGTAGATAATAAATTAGTACCAACAATCAATGAACTTAAAACAACAAATAATGTTAGAGAAGTAATTCAATGAGAGATTGATACTATTGCTGAATATTCTAAAATCTACAATTTAACAAACTCTACGTCTGGCGGTGAATATTATGGTATTGGCACTCCAGTTGAAGTATATACATTAGATGGGGTTTTTATAGATGCGTTTGTCTCAATGATTGAGGCTGCTGAATTTTTTGGATTGTCAGAAAATGCAGTTGGTGGTATATCTGCTTGTTGTGTCGGAAAAAGAAATTATGCATATAATCATATCTGAAGATATGTGGGAAAGCCTGTTACAAAAGATGATTTAAACAAAGTAAAACTATCTTTGGAAGCAAAAAGGCCTAAAGAATTTTTTCTAATCTCTTTAGATGGAACAAAAAAGCAAAAAGTAAATGATATACATGAAGCTGCTGCTATACTCAATGTTGTAGAACATTGAATTTATGATGCTTTAAAACGACAAAATGGAGATTGTATTAATGGCTATCTTTTATGTTGATCGGAAGACGATTTTATTTCACAGAAAGAATTATATAAATCGCGTCATCCAAAAGAGGTAGAGCAATATACTTTAGACGGAGAATATATAACAACTTATAAAAATATGTCTGAAGCTGCACGTTCTGTAAATAAGCCAAAAAATGTAAATTTAATACGTGGTTGTTGTTTAAAACAGTATGCTCAAGCTATGGGATATATTTGACGATTTGTTGGAGATACTTCAGAAATTATACCAGCATTGGACAGAAACACATTTAATTCAAAAAAGCATAGTAAAACAGTCTATATGAAAGACGAAACTGGCAAAGTTGTAGCTATTTATGATAGTGCTAAAATCGCTTCTGAACAAACTGGATATAACGCAACGCTAATTAGGAAAGCATCTGCAAATAATGCAAAATATAAAGATTATTATTGGACATATAATTGCCCATATTAATAGAAATATTAATAAAAAAACACCTGGATATCGTCGAAAGCTAAAAGAAACAATTCTCATGCCAACTTGACGAGGCAAAGAGCTAATGACTCAGCCCAAGAGACTAGATACAGGTGCATCCTAACAGAGTATGCTGAGGATGAAGACATAGTCCAGACTACAAACATTACATTAATGGTAGAGAAATCTATAGTAGCATGATTGATTTAGTAGGAGTTAATACGGAGATTATTTTACATACTGATTCATCTAAAATACGTAAAACACAGCGTCTAGGACGAAGTGTTCGTATGGAAGAAGGTAAAGTTGCAGAAATATTTACTTTAGTTATTGCAGGAACTCAAGAAGTTAAATGATTCGCAAATTCAAAAACTGCAAGTGTAATAACAATTAATGAAGATCAATTAGATCAAGTTCTTAAAGGAGAACAAATAGAAACAAGGGAGAGAGAATATACTCCCAATTTAGAATTTAGATTTTAACATAGTCCCAACTCATATCAGTATATAAAATACTTTAAAGAGTTTGTTGTTAGATTAACATTAAATTAATTTAATAACATTGGAAATAGATACTATTTTAAATCTAATGATTGCGTATAATCTAACAGCAGATGAACTTCTTCTTGTGTATTTAACGTTTCTTGCTCAAGAGGAAGAGGGACATCCAGAATTTTTTGCAAAATGATTTTCTAATGGCGGTCAATCAAGATTAAAGTCTTTATTTGAATCACTTAAAGAAAAAGGAATAATTCACAAAGACTATAACCCAAAATCATATAATCCTGATGATATTGAGTTTAATAAAAACTTTTTAAAAGGATGATTAAAAGGTTCTGGTGAAATGGGAATGGAATTATTTCAAGCATATCCTGCTTATCTAGAAACTAATACAAAATGATATCCACTAAAAAACATATCTAAACATTGACATTCTTTAGATGATTTTTGTTTTTCTTATTCTTCTGCAATAAAACATAATCCTTTAAAACATAAAGAAATTATGGAATTATTAGAATGAGGAAAACAAAATGATTTAATCAAAGGTGGAATTTGTGATTTTGTTATTTCGCATCAATGAGAAACATTAAAACAAATAAAAGATTCTGGTAAAAAGATAGAAACCGTTGGATCTATATTAGAGGATTATTAATATGAACGGAATTGATATCCTCTATAAATTAATTGATAATGGTCGTGAGGGTAAAAATATAGGTTTATCAACAGGATGTCCAAAAATGGATAAGCTTGTTGGAGGTATGCAAAGAGGATTGTATACTTTAATATTTGGAAGTTCAGGAAGTGGCAAATCTGCATGAACCTTATACAATTATATTTATAGACCTTTAAAAGATTATCCCGATAAACCAATTCAATTAGTATATTATTCTCTAGAAATGTCGGAATCATTATTATTAGCAAAATTACTTTGCTTATATATTTATGAAGAATTTGGAGATGTTATTTCATATTCTGATTTAATGTCTTGACAAGATACACTATCTGATGAAAAGTATAACAAAGTAAAAACTGCAAGAAAATGATTAGAGTCAATTATTCATAAATTAACTATTTTTGATAAATCACTATCCGCTCCATTCTTTTATGCATCACTTAAGACCTTATTACTTAAATGAGGAAAAGAAGAAGAAATTGATAATGGGAATACTAAAAGAACAATCTACATACCTAATAATCCAGATCAACTTGTATTTGTTGTATGTGATCATTTAGGTTTAGCTACTCCAACTAAAGGACATACTAAAAAAGAAGAAATTGATACAATTTCAGCATATGCAGTTACATTTAGAGAAAAATATCAAGTTTCTTTTTATATGCTTATGCAAGAAAATAGAAACAGTGCTGATATGGACCGAAGGAAAGCTGAATTAACGGAATGTACCGCAGAGGATATAAAAGACTCTGGCAATGTATTTAATGATTGTGAAGTATGTATCGGTATATATAATCCGCTTAGATTTAAACTGAAAACGCATAAAAAGTATCCAATTATTATAGAGGGAGCTGGTGATGGTCAATTTGGTGGTTTGAGAGATAGATATCGTGCAGCATGTTTATTGAAAAATAGACAAGGAGAAGCAGATAAGTTAATATCCTTAAACTTTTTTGGAGAATTAGGCATATTTAGAGAACTTCCAAAAGTTGATCAAATAACAGATTATACGCAATTCTTAACCTTAAACGGATATAAAGAAACGTTACAAAAGAAAGATTCTTCTACTCCAAAACGAGAAGAAGAGAAGAAAACTATAACATTTAGTTTTTAAATGGCAAATTTAATCGCTATTGTAGGATCTAGTGGTGTTGGAAAATCAACAAGTATTCGTACACTTAATCCGAAGGAAACTTTTATTATTAATGTTGCATCTAAACCACTTCCATTTAAAGGATGGAGAAGTAATTATTCTCTTTGATCAAAAGATAATCCTGAAGGGAATTATGTAAATACCAGTGATGTACCAACAATTTCCAAGATACTAACATATATTAACACAAAACGTCCAGAGATTACAAATGTAATTATTGAAGATTCTCAATATCTTATGGCATTTGAAGCAATGGATAGAGCTCAAGAAAAAGGATTTCAGAAGTTTACTGATATTGCTCAGAAGTTCTATATTATTTTAAAGAATGGTATGTCAATGCGAGATGATTTAAACGTCATTGTAACTTGTCATAGCGAAAACGTTGGTACTCCTGACGAACCTCAACTTAAGATTAAGACGTTAGGAAAAATGATAGACAATACAATTACTGTAGAAGGTTTGTTTACATATGTATTGTTTGCTATGATTAGAGAAGGTGAAAATGGGTCTGAATATGTATTTCAGACACACTCGGATGGTACTACTACTGCAAAAACACCAATGGATTGTTTTGAAGAGGATTATATTCCAAATGATTTACAATATGTAATTGATAAAATTAAAGGGTATAATGCTTAGAATATCATTTGATTTTAATGAAACCTCTAAATCGGTTTCTAATGTTAAAGTTGAAGAATTAGAAAGTGGAAAATCAAGAGGAATTATTTCAAATAGTTCTCCAAAAATCCCTGATATTGGACCAGACCTTGAAGTACTTGAAAATAAACTTCAGTTATCAAAATCTGCATTAAATAAACTTGGTGTAAAAGCAGATGATAGAATTTCCGTTCAATATATAAATGAGGGAATTGGAAAAGCAACTCCTGTTATTGGAAAAGCCGAAATATTTACTGATAGACTAGACGGTAATAGAGTTTCGGCTAAAGGAACAGTTGCGTTTAGAGGAGAAAAACGAAGTACTCTTATTGAATTTGGAACACTTTTTAATTTTGAGGCTTATAAAGATGGCGTTTGGAAATTAATTCCAATCGAAACTTCTGAAGAAAAGGAAGATGTACTTGCAGACGAAAATGCAGATGCAGAAGCTTTAAATTCTTCAGAAATAGAAAAAGAGATTGAAGAGATAACTTCTTCTATGGTAGATGATGATCTACCTTTTTAATTAGTATTTAATTTAATTTAATTTTATGGGAATGTTTGATCTTACCAGTACAACTGGTATTAAAGATAGCAGCAATTTTCTTAGTGCTGGTATCCACAATGCAAAATTTAATGGTCTTTCTTTAGGTTCTATTACTTCACAGAAGGATGGTTCTATTTATAATGTAATGACACTGACTCTTGATATTGAGGGACATGGTGAGTTTACTCATAATTTCTTTGAGCCTACTTCTGATGAGAGAACTCAGGGAACATATGGTCTTCAGCCTTCTCAAAAAGATCATTTTATGGTAGCACTTCGTCAAATCTTTGATGCTCTTGATTCAAAGATTGGTGAAATGATTGATAACAAGAATGTTACTGTAAATGGAAAAGCTGTTGATATGAGTAAGATTTCTACTTTTGAACAGCTTGTTAAGCTTTCTAAGGCTCTTACTGATCCTTATATTGGAACTGAGGTGGAAGTAAAGCTTATTCCTCAGAATAATGGATTTAACGCAATTCCTGGATTCCCTGCAAGAATTAATCGTGCTGGAGCTCTTGGTATTGCAACTCGTTTTATTGGTCACGGACTTACTATCTCTCAGTATGAGCAGAAGCGAATTGATGCAGCGGCTAATAGTCGTCCTACAAATATGGCCAATGATGCTACTCTTAATGGTGTAGCAGATGCTCTCGGAGTTAGTGACGATTCCGATCTTCCATTCTAATTAAATGGGGGACATTACATTTGACCTTACAGAAACAAAAGATCTTATTGAAGAACCTTCATTAACGAAGGAAATGATACTACAAAAAGTATCAGAAGAATCTATATTTGAACATTATGGAGTCCCTATTAAAAAGGGACTCTTTTGTTCAAAATTAAGAGCAGATAAAAATCCTACAGTTGGTCTTTATAGAAATTCTAGAGGTCGATTGATAATGAAAGATTTTGGTTCTGATTTTAGTGGCGATTGTTTTACATATGTAATGGCTTTGTTTAATGTCTCTTATTATATGGCGCTTCAAATAATCGCTAATGATTTCGGAATCATAAATCGAAAAGATTTAAAAATAAATAAAGCGAAAATTTTACCTACTGGTACTAAATTTGAAGAGCAAAAGTCAGCAATAATACAAATACAAACCAGAGAATTTAACCAAAGTGAATTAGATTGATGAGGTAGATATGGCATTTCTCATTCAACTTTAACTAATTTTCGTGTATATCCAGTAGACGCGGTATGACTTAATGGAAATTTATTTTATACAAATACATCTAATCAACCTGTTTTTGGATATTATGGAGGAATAAAGGATGATGTGGAACAATGAAGAATATATTATCCGAAAAGAACAATAGGTAAGTGAATATCCAATTGAAAATCTACATATATGCAAGGAATTCATATGATTCCTGAACAAGGAGAATATTTAGTCATCACAAAATCATTGAAAGATGTAATGTGTTTATATGAATTTGGAATTCCCGCAATTGCGCCATGTTCTGAAAACTTATTTCTTACATCTGCACAATATAATCGTTTAAAAACAAAATTTAAGCGGATATATCTTCTGTATGACAATGATTTACCTGGGATACATGCTACAAATAAAATTAGAAAACAGTTTCCAGATATAAAATGTTTATTGTTAAATAGAAATGATGCAAAAGATTTTTCAGACTATAGAAAAGCATTCGGATATAAAAATACACTTGAATTAGTAAATAAAGCAAAAGAATATTATGGCGAGACGTAGTAAAAAGACAGAAGAAAATATAGAACTTCCATCTATTGAAGAAATAGAAGCACCTAAAAAGAAAAGAACCAGAAGTAAATCTTATTCAAGAACGAAGGGACATAACTATGAGCAAAAAATAGTTAGAGAATTAAAAGAGCTTGGATTTAAGAACGTTGTTACAAGTAGAAGTGAAAGTAAAGCAATGGATGATAATAAGGTAGATATTATTGATAAAGATAATCTTTTACCTTGCAAGTTACAACTTAAATCGACTCAATCCATTCCTTCTTATTTTAAAATTAGATCAGAATCTACTGTAAACCCAGAGGAATTTGTTATAATTTGGTCTAAACAAGAAAAACGTGAAGTAAATATTGTTTCTGTTGGTGAAGCAGTAATTATGGATAAAAATCTATTTTATAAATTAATAAAACCATATAGTGAGAGTTCTAAATAGGATTCTCACTATTTTTATATTATGTTAGTAGAAAATTTTTTAATAGATAGTAAAATATTAAACTATACCCAGATCAATTCTGCTTGGAAAGGTGGAAACATACTTGGTAAAGCGGTTTTACTTGCAAATGGATTAGTTGAATATATGGACCATGATTGGAAATATATAAGATGTAAAATAGGTAAATATCTTACTAAATTTTATAAATTTGATCCCGGCACAGTAACACATATTTGTGAAAGAGCAAAAGCTGTATTAGAAACCCCGCAAACATTTAAGATTCTTGAAGGAGATGAATTAAAAGAAGCTTATTATAGAATTCATTATGTTCCTAATCATGGAACATTATCTAACAGTTGTATGCGTTATAAAAGATGTCAAGATAAAGATTTTTTCAAATTATATGGAGATAATGCTAAAATGTTAGTAATGGTTCCAAATAAAGGCTGCCGTTTATTAGGTAGGGCTATTTTGTGGGAATATAAAGGTAATGTTTTAATGGATAGGGTTTATTCTGCTGCGCCATATATTGAAAATCAATTCTATAATTATGCAAAATCTAAACAGTGGATTATATTAAAACGTAATACATATACTTTTGGATATTCTGGTAATGTACAAAAATGGTTAGATCCAAAAACAGATTATAAATCTGAAGGTGTACTTAATATAATCATGCCATTAAAAGAAAAATGTAACAATTTTCCATTTATGGATAGTTTATGCTATTTAAATAAAGAACAGGATTGTATTTCAACAATGCCTTTCACAGACGGATACGTTTTACAAACAACATCAGGAAGCTTTTATGAATATCAAAATAACAATTAATAGTGAGGAGCGTTCTGTAGTTATTCCTCTAATTTATGAAAAATCTACAGATTCTTTAAATATAAATGAAATCCAAATTGATCCAGTCCCAAATAAGGATGAGGATATATCAAAAGATGTTGTGTTAAATCTTACACAATTAATAATGTCAGTATTTAATAATATTAAAGGTTAGCATACCCATTGATGATACTTAATAAACTATCAACGAAGGAATATGGAAAGACTTTTACCTATTTTAAGTGGATCTCTTAGAGATATCATTAAATCAATTATTGATAAAACTTCAGATCCAATTGCTGAAGAAATTTATAAAGTAGATAGTATCGTTAATAATATTAATGATATCTATTATGCATTAAATCCATATACATCAGAAGCATTAGTAAAAGAGCTTGATTCACTAATAACTGATGAAGTTAGAATGCTTACTGTTCGTATTGGAGAGTTTGAAATATCTTTTCTTCCAAAAGGAAAAGAAGCAGAATATAATGGTCGTGACTGGTCTAGAAAGAATAGACAAACTGGCAAACCTACTAGAATTTTTCAAAAACTCATCAAACGAGAGTTTAAAACAAGAGAATGGGAAATATTTAATAATCTTTTTAGAGCAGAACTTTGTCAATGTAATAATTTTGAAATAGTCGAAGGTGAGGATATTAGATATTGGTATCTTGACGAACACTATTATCGATGTGACGGTACATTAGGTAATAGTTGTATGCGTTATGAACAAGCACAACCTTACTTTGATATTTATGTGGACAAGGCTAAAATGCTTATTACTAAAAAAGACGATCTTCTTACTGGAAGAGCACTTATTTGGGAAATAGATGGTGTTACTATATTGGATAGGATTTATACCTGTTTTGATTATCTTGAGAACTGTTTTATAGATTATGCAAAAGAGCATGGTTGGTGGATAAGAGAAACAAATAGCCTTCTTTCTACTGGAGAAACTCAATGGTGGTATACTCCAGACGATGATTATAAAAATTGTACTGACCGCGAGTTTGTATTAGAACTCGATAAGGGTTATGAATATTTCCCTTATATGGATTCTTTCAGATATTATAATGGAGATTGTAAGCTTTCAACGCATCCCGTTTATAATGTAGCACTTGATTCAACAGATGGAAATTGGGATTCTTGTGAATGGGAATGTGACCAGTGTGGAAGAACGTTTTATTCTTACAGTAGCGAAGAAACTCCAGACGAATTACATTGGTCAGACTGGAATGATTGTTATTTATGTGATGATTGTTGTTGGTATTCTGATGGATTAAACGATTATATATCCAATAATGAGTATTGTGTAGAAATTCATGGATCATATGGTACTTCTTTATATCCAGAATCTTATTTGGATGATTACTTTATCGAACAACCTACCGGAGAGGAAACGCGAAACGATATTGTTAAGATTGATGAGGATTATTATTTTGTAACAAATAATATAAAATGGAACGATGAAACAAAGATGTATGAGGTATGATCTAATTCCAGCACAAGGCCTACAGGAAGTTCATAAGATATTAAATTATAAACTTAAAGATCACGAGATAAATGAATGGAGGAAAGGGCTTAGTTGGTCGGAAGCCCTTTCTATTCTTGAAAAGCATTTGTTAGAATTTAAATCTGGAAACGATTTTGATAAAAACGGACTTTTAAATATAGCGCATGTTGCTTCACAAGCTCTTCTTTTAGCAGAACTATATACATGTTATCCACAAGGGGATGATAGGATCTTATCTAATGTTTCAAGGCCTATAATAGCACTTGACATCGATGACGTATGCTTAGATTTTATTGGATCGTTTGAAAAGAAAACTGGAATTAAATGTAATGAGTATTGGAACTCTACTTATGAAATGAAAGCAAAATTAGAAGAACTTTCATCTGATAGAGACTTTTGGACAACACTTCCTACAAAAAATCTTCCTACATTTGAGCCAGATATGTATATTACAAGTAGAAGTATACCTATTGAATGGACAAAAGAAAATCTTGAACGAAATGGATTTCCTTGTGCGCCAGTTTATTCTGTTCCATGGAATACAAGTAAAATAGACTTGTTAAAAGAACACAATGTTACTATACTTATCGATGATAAGGTTGAAAATTATATGGATGCTACAGAAAATGGAATATTTTGCTATTTGATGGATGCTCCACATAACAAATACCTTAAAAACATTGGACATCGCCGCATTTATAATTTAAATTTAAATTTGAAATAATATGTACACTAAATTTCTTGAATCTTTGATTTATGATGAAAATAGACATTTAAATAATGGGGATTTAGATATTTTATTTAAAATTTCAAAGGAATACAAATTCAGAACATACGATTTATTTCACAATAATATAAATGAAATTGTTGGAATGGCAATATGTCTTGACTTACCGTATTGTGTTGCAAGGAGGTTGTTAGACAACGATGAACTTTATACAGATGTGGTAAAATTTGATGGAACTCATTTTACTAATTGTTTACATCTTACAGAAGGTCAAGAATATGTTAATTTTCACATTGAAAAGATAAATAAATTGTTAGATGAAAGTTAAGTTTTCAGATTTTAAGATAGTTCCAGTTTTAGATTCAATAAAAAGATTAGATATTCCGGACGATGTTTATTTCAGTTCTAAATATAGTGGTTATATTAGTAATAGTCGTCTGAAATATATTGATCCTAAAGACAATGGATCTCCTGAGCTTTATAAAAATCCTCCACACTTTACAACAAGCGCGCTGAATATCGGAAGTTCAGTGCACGAATGTCTATTGCAGCCAGATAGCTTTATATTAGGTCCTAAGTTACACAAACCAACTGCTAAATTAGGCCAGGTGGCAGATTACATTTATACTCATAGAGAAGACAGTGTATTCATTGAAGATGTAATTCATGAGGCCAGTAGAGTTGTTGGATATTATGTAAACCAAATCGATTCTAAAATTCCATCCATTTTAGAAAAGTGTAAACCTTATTGGGATGCATTAGATGAACCCAGTTGGAAAAAATCAGGAGTAGAAGAAATATTCTTATCTGATCCTGATTATGATGTTGTAAGCGGATGTTTAGAATCTTGCTTCAACAACAAACAAATAATGGAAAAATTACATCCAACTGATGCATTTGGAAATCCGATTGAATCTTATAATGAAATTGCGTTTTTTATTGATTTTCTTGTAACATATAAAGACAAAAAGTGTACTACACTTAAATTTAAAATGAAAGCTGATAATTATACAGTTGATGAAGAGAATAAAGTAGTAACGCTGAATGATTTAAAAACTACTGGTAAAGTTGCAGCATGGTTTATGAATTCAGAGTATGGTTCAATTGTCCATTATAGCTATTATCGTCAACTGTACCTCTATATGTGGGTATTATGGCTTTATTGCTCTCAAAAATATGGAGCATCTAAAGACGCAGGATGGAAATCGGAATGTAATTTTTTAGTTGTGCAAACTATTCCTGATTATACAAGTAAATGTTATAATATGGGAAAGAATTGGCTTCTTAAAGGAAAAAAGGAAGCTGAAGAATTACTTAAAAGAGTAGCAGCGCAACAAATATTTGGATGGAAAACTCCAATTGAATTTGAATAAAAATATTAAAATTTTATTAAAATAAATTTGGAGAATTAAAAAAATTGTAGTATCTTTGTATTGTTGATTTCGGAAGATACAAAAAGTAAAAGAAATCAAAACCTCTTTATGAAGGCAGAGGTTGATTAAAGAACCTTCTTGGATTAATGTTTAAAAAATTATTTTGATTATGAAACGTTTTGAAATTAAAGCTTACTCCCTTGAGGAGGCAAAGGCTAAGGCAGCCGAAATGGGTCTCACTGTTGTTCGTAATGTAACTCAGAGTTGGAAAAATGCAGGTTCTCCTATTACCGATAAGTCGTTTAAGGAGTTTGCAGTTGATGCTCTCGCAAAGAATCATCTTTCCAATGCAGAGGGTGTAGGTCTTGCAGTCGTTGTTGCAGGTGGTTCTGCTGACACTCGTGAGCGTCCTTATAAATATATCAACAATGTTGTTGAGGGTAAGAAGAATATTGAGCGTGTCTATGAGATTCGCCGTAAGGACACTGGTGCTGTTGTAGGTACTGATACCAAGAAGTCTGATGCCGAGAAGAAAGCTAAGAAGCTTATGGCAGAGGTTAAGACTGATCTTGAGTGCGTGATTGTTTATCATGTCACTGAGGGTAAGGATCTTGCATTCACTCTTGAGTATACTCCTTCTACCAATACCAAAGAGGGTACCTATATCGTGTTTGGCAACGAGCGTCAGTTCTAATATATTAACTGAATCGGCTAAATAACTTAAAATAAAGCCGGGTGTTTAATCGCACTCGGCTTTATTTTTTTATCTATATGCAAGTTTCTTTACCTATATTACACCATCCTAAAGATGGATATGCTATTGATTTAAACAGCACTATAGATTTAACTCAGGTTTTCATTAAAAGAGATACTGATAATTGAGATAGAGATTTTTGTGTCTATACATTTAAAGATGAATTTAAATGCATTCAATATTATGGAATGGGAAGATACTATGACGTTGTTCCTTCTTCTAAATGATTAAAATCAAGACCGTTTAGTCATAAAAACGATTTGTTGAAAAATACAATTAATTCGGAATGAACGTGTGAAATTATTGGATTGGGTATGACTTCTTTAGAAGCACATGTATTAGAAGCATATTTGATTAAATCCGATAATAGAAAATTGTCAAAAATAGGCACAAATAAGTGAGATAGATGCTCTCTCATTAATAAACGAAGAGAAAAAAAATGGGAGAAAAAGATAACCGAGTATTTAAACTTAGGTAATGGAAATAACACAAGATTTATTATTTAAAGGTAAACCAACTATTATTAAAGGAAAAGAGTATCTTCCAACAAGTGATTATGTTGGACCTTTCTTTGATGAAATGTCTAAATTTACCGATAAATTTATTATAAAGGTACAGACTCCAAATCAAGTCACTGTAACAGATGGTGATGAAGATATGACCTATAATAGAGTTTGAATTCAAGCAGTGATGCCTGAACAATACACAATTGATAATCATGCAGAAGTTTATAGTCTATTATATGCATTGGATGTTAGAACACCAGTATATAAAGTTGCAAGACATGCTATAAATAATGCTTGTTTAAACATGTGTATATTCAATCCTTCTTGGTTAAATGTAACAGAGCTTCAAGAAGGCGAGACATTTAAGTACTCGATTAAAAACTTAATGGAGACTACAAATGATATTGAAACAAGACTCAGAAGTATGAAAAATACATTCTTGGATAGAGATCCAGATTCTATTCACAAACTTCTTGGAGAGCAAATTGAAAAAGTTATGAGT